CAGCTTGTCGATTCTCACCGGCGTGTTCGCGTTGTGCCCGCTCAACTCGTCCAACAGCGCCGATGCCTCCTCTTTCGTCATGCTCTCGTGCCTGCTGTACATTGCGTCTTGCTTGTCCGGCTGCGCCGCGTTGAACAGCGCCGCCAGTAAAGCGGCTTCCCCAATGCCTTTCACATTTCGTTCCATCTTCACACCATCCTTTCCAAGTATCATTACTTCCGGGTTCTTGATTTTCAGTGCATCAACCCCCAGCCAGCGCCAAGGCCCCAGGCCGCCGCCATCTGGTGGCAGGTCGTCCGGCAAATCGTCTCCGAGCATTACCTTTTCCGGCAGCTCGCAGGCCCGCGCCATGCAGGCCTGCGCCATCTCGTGCCGCAGCGCCGTCAACCACGCATCAAGCCTGTCGTCGTGCTTCACGCCGCACCGCCGTCCTTCTTCGGCTCGTCCTCGTGCGCACCGCTCACCAGCGTCGCGCCCTCGATCATATACCCGATCTTCTCCTGCGCATGGTCCGGCAGCTTTCGCAGCGTCTCCACCATCTCGCGCATTTCCTTTTCTTTCTCACTCATGGTTTCACCCTCTTTGTCTTTTCTCTCCTCCCGTGCTACAATGGCAGGGGAAGGAGGTGTAAATTTTGAAAATAAATCTTGATTGCGTCCGCGATGTAATGCTCTGTGTTGAAGCAAACACCGGCCTGCATCAGCGCTGTTATTTCATCGACTATGCTTTGAACAGCGCACAGGAGTTTGTCGGTGACTTGTCTCCCACGCCTGACTATCAAGC